AGGTGTAGGTTGCTGGCATAGGTGGTGGATTTCTTTGAGGGTGGGGCTGTCAAATTTCGGCGATGCCGAGGACGAGGGTGGCGCTGCAAACCCAGCGCGAATCGGACTGCGATTCCGTGAGTCCGGTTAAAACTGCTCCGGCAAATGCGACGGCCTCAAAGTGCGTGGAAATGGATGAGAGATTGCGAAGGGCCGTGCGGAGCGCGGAAGTGAGCTGCTGGTGCTGATCGATCTCCAGGTGCGACGGAGTAGCGAGGACGATGGAGGCCGTGGCGCGGGAGAGCGTGCCGCCGATGATCTCGACATTCTCGCACCCGGCGAGGAGGACCGAGCAGTCGGCCGGGATCGTCTCGGCGCTCTGGCCGGTGTGGACCGGGATGCCGTCAAAGGCTGGCTGGCTGCGGAGCCATGCGGCGAGGGAGGACTCGACGGGGATGTTCACGCGGCACCTCCTGGCGACATGGTGGCGAGGTATTCGCCGGGGGCGTGGGTCTCGCTGACTTGGCTGATGAAATAGGTCTTGGCGCTGAAGGTGACGGCTTCGCCTCGGCGGGGTGGGCTTTGCAGGTCGGCGGCGAGGAAACGGATCGAAAACTCACCGCCTTGGCGGAGTCCGCCGGTCTCGAGGTCGAGGCCGATGGAGACGGGAGCGAGGCAGACGCGGATTTCAGCCTGGCGGAACTTGACCGTGGTGCCGTGGGCGCTTTGGCGCAGTTGCGCTGAGCGGATGGCTAGGGCGTTGCGGGATGCGGGCGACACGAACCTTGCGGCGTGTCAAAAGAAAAGCCCCCGGCAGGAGTGAGACTGCCGAGGGCTTTTGCGGGCGAGGAGCGCGGGTGTGCGCTTTGCGGGAATTACTTCTTTTTCTTGGGTGACTCTTCTTCGGCTTCCACCTCAACGGCGGGAGCGGATGGCTTGGCTTTGCAGATGTGGCGCTTGAGGGAGACGACGAGCGTCTCGTCTGCGGTCAACTCGCCGGCCACTTGCTTGGCCTTGAAGGCTGCGAGCTGCTCGCCGAGCGGGACACTCGGAAGGCTTTCGACCTTCCAAGTGTTGCCGGTGCGGGTGAGCGTGATTGCTAGGCGCATCAGGCTTAGGCGCTGACGATGCGCTTGAGGGCGGCGGCGTGGCCGAGGGCGTAGCCGTAGTTGACCTCGAGGACTTGCTTCTCGGTGTCCGTGTCAGGGTCAGCCCATGCGCGGTATTCGATGGTGAGGCCGGTCTCTGGATCAACGGCTGTCTCGTAGCTGGTGAGGTGGTTGAGCACGCCAGGGGATGGCTGGATGGGCGAGAAGGCGACCAAGATCGACTCGGGGAGTGCGACCATGCCGACGAGGTTCTGGCTGTTGCCGGGGATCAAGTTGGTTCCGATAACATCGAAGCCAGCGATCTGTGGCAGGCGGCCGTTTTGGATGGCCGATGCGCTGCCGACTGCGGCGGCGTTTTTGATTCCGGCGTCCTTGAGGAGCGCGCCTTCATAGGAGTTGTCGAGGATCATGACGCGGCTGGACTTGCTCCATTTGGCCTGGTCGAGCGCGGTTTTGATGGTGATGAGGTCGTCCGAATCAAACGCGGAAGCCGCGCCGGTGTGGATCGCCGCGCCGTAGTTGGCGAGGGTGACGATCGAGAGGATGTCACGGAGGATGTCCTCGGCGAGTTTGCGGCCCTTCAAGAATCCGAGTTGCTCGGGATTGAAGTAAGGCTGGCGGGCGAGTTCGCTCGAGGTGAAGGACAGCGCTTGATACTTGCGCTTGTTGACCGTGATCTCGCGGGAGTTGATCGCGTTCGTGTCGCCGAAAGCGTAGGTGCCGTTGAAGTCGCTCGTCGCGTCAGTAGCGAGAGGGAAAAACGGGACGCTGATCTTGTCGGTGCCTTGCAGCGGAACGCTGTTGAACACGGTCGAGAAGGAGTTGATCGGGAGAAGTGCCTCGCGGAGCGCGATGAGGGCGCTGTCGAGGACGACATTCAGTTTGAGTTCGGAGCTGATGGTAGTTGCCATTTTAGTGGGTGGTTTGGATTAGGTGGTGGTTGGGTTCGGTGATTGGTGAGGTGTCAAACGCCGTGCAGTCTCGAGTGGGCTTCGAGGGCTTTGCGGTTGGCGCGGAAGATTCGGGTCTTGTCGGCTCCGGTTGCGCTTTTCCACTGGTCGTAGATCGAGCCGGAGTCTTGCACTTGGTCGACGGCGGGGACGACGCGGGCAGGTGAGAGACCGAGGCTGCGCTCGAGGCGGTCGAGGTCTTCGCTTTTGGTGGCGAGTTCGCCCTTCACGAGTTCGAGCTTGGACTCGATCGCTTTGGCATGAGCTTCGGCGGCTTCGGCACGGGCGATGACTTCGTTGTATTTGGCGAGGATCGCGTCGGCTGCGGTGGCTTTCGCTTGAGGCTCAGAGGCATACTCCTCGTCCTCTTTCTTCGTCGCCTCTTCCGTGGTCTCTTCTTCGGGTGCGCTCATGGCGGAGGCCATGGATTGCAAACGCTCGGAGAGAGTGACTTTGCTTTCGTCGTCGAGGTCGGCGGACTTGGTTTCGACTTCGTCAAGCGAGGCCAAAATTTCAACGAGCAAAGGGGTCGGTTCGTTGGCGACTTCGGTTTCTTCGGTTTTTTCGGGTTCTGGATCCATAGATTTTGCCTTGGCGAAGGTGTCAAATCGGGCGCGGAGTTGGGCGGGGGTTGCGGTGGCTGCGGCGGCGACGCCTTCCTCGATCGCGTCGGCGAATCCGAGGGCCACGGCTTCGACGGCGTCGAGCCAGGTTTCTTCGTCCATCATTTGCGCGATGCGGTCAGCCTCCATGCCGGTCTTGCGGACATAGGCGTTGCGGAGGGAGTCTTTGAGTTTGTCGAGGAGCGCGGCTTCGCGGCGGAGCTGGTCGCTGTCTCCCATGCTGACGGTCCACGGATTGTGGATCATGAGGAGGGCGTTGTCGGCGATGTAGACGGGAGCGCCTGCCATGGCGATGACGGAGGCCATCGAGGCTGCGAGCGCGTCGATGTGGACGGTCAGGCCTCCTTTGTGGCGGCGAAGGGCGTTGTAGATTGCCGTGCCTTCGACAACACTTCCGCCAGGGGAGTTGATGCGAAGGTGGATGTGTTGGCCGTCGAGCTTGCCGAGGTCGGCGAGGAATTCTTTAGAGCCTGAGCCGAAAGCACCGACTTCATCGTAGAGATGTATCGTTGCTTCGCCGTTGTCGGATTTTTCCAATGCATAGAATTTCGGGGTGGGTGTGGTCATGGTTGTGCGGGTGGTTGAATGGGTTGCTCGGCGGCATCCGGCTCGGCGGGTTGTTGCGCGGCGATGCCGTTGCGGAGCGAGTTCGGGAAGACCTGCGAAACATCGAGGCCGAGGGCGTCGCACTTGGCTTTGCGGCGGAGGTAGGTGTCGATCACATCGTCCTCCTCCTCGGTCGCTCGTAGGCCGAGCATGTTGTAGTAGCGGGTCGGGCTGAGGTGGCCTTTGTCGAGTTGCTCGCTGTAAGCGCGGGCGTCGCGGCCGGAATCAACGGTGATCTTGCGGGGGGCGAGCCATTCGTGGCGCCACCAATCATCGCCGGGGTATTCGAGGCGTCCGGCCTGCATTTCATGCCAGAGCCAGTATTTGTAGAACGGCCTGCAAAACTGATCGATGACCTGCTGTTGCAGGCGCTCGAGGAAGTTTTGAGTGACTTCCAAAACGGCGCGTTGCTCGGTTCCAGCGAGGCCGACATTGACCATCATGGCCTCGGGCGGGAGGCCGATGGCGAAGGCGACATCCGAGCGGAGGGCGCGCATGACGGCTTCGTAGGTCTGGCCGGGAATGTCGTTTTTGAAGGCTTCGAGCTTTTCGCCTGGCTTGAGGCGTGGGAGGAGGATGCCGTTCGGGAGGTCGGTGGTCGTGAGTTCGCCGACTTCGTTGCTGGTGGTTTTCATTCCAGCGCCGAGGCCGATCTTGGCGACTTCGGTGGAGGTGATCATGTAGCCGACTTGTGCGCCTGCCTTATACGCGCCCTTAACGAATGCGTTGATTTCGCTGATGTCGCGGAGGTTGGCGGCGGCGGCGTGGAACCACGAGACGCCACGGGGCTGGGAGTGGCGGCGGATGTGGCGGAAGTGCAGGATGTCTTCGGCTGGGATGCGTAGGCCGTCTTCGCTGTTCAGCGTGTAGGCGGTCGGCGCGCCGAAGCGGTCGAGGATGACGCCGTCGTGCGAATCGGTGGCGTAGGAACCGGCTCCGCCGATGGACTCGCCGCCGAGGAAACGAACGCGGGCCGCGCCGTCTTTGGTTTTCAAAAACTGCGCGAAGAAGTCGCCGTCGATGGCGACTTGGCGGAGGATGAGACTTTGCGCGGTGTAGAAATTGACCTGCGCTCCGGCGTCGAATGCCCAGGCTTCGGCGCAGTTTCGATCTTCGAAATACTGATCGACCTTTTTGTTCCACTCGGTGTTCGAGGTTTTGGGTTGAACGACGATGCCGGTGCCGATGGCGCGTTGGGCGAGGTGCTCGACGAGGTAGGTGGCCTGCGGTGCGTTGTTGTAAAGCCAGCGGGACAGCCGGAGGATTTCAAGGCGCGTGTGGGCGGTGAGTTCGCGCTTGGGATCGGTGGTGGGAATCCAGACGAGGCCGCGATTCAGAGAGGGCTGGGCGGCTTCGAAGGCGGCGGCTTTGGCGTCGAGCTTGCGCGGGCGGCCTGCTCCGGGGCGTGATCCTCCCCAAGAGGAACTTGATTTTTTGATTTTTGACGGCACGCCCGAGGGCGCGTGTCAAATCATGGTCCCGTAGCGGGAGCGGTCAGCGATGGCGAAGAGTTGGCGGCCGTTCGGGCCTTCGGAGAGGATTTCCTCGAGGGCTTGCAGGAGGAGCCATTTTGGGAAACTGACCTGTCCGCTCGATGCGGTGCCGTCGCCGCTGATGGATGTGATCGTGACTTCTTCGGAGGCGGAGAGGAATGCGGCGTCGGCGAGTGCCTGGAGTTCGGCGGTGTTCTTGGTGCGGCGGAGGTAGGATTTTACGCCGGAGATTTTGTCGAGGTCGGTCACGCCCGAGGGGGCGTGTCAAAGATTCAGCGGTTTAACCACAACCGAGCGCCGTGGCAGGCGGGAGATGGAGCAGCCGATGGCTGGCCCGAAGGGCGAGACGAGCGGGAGCGAGCGAGACAAAGGACACGGAGAGCACGGAGGGGATTAGAATCTGGCGAGTTGTTCAAGCGTGGCTTGGTTTTGCTGGGGGATATCTAATCAAGCCCGTTGAGATATACGGCAACGGAGATATCTTTTTCTTATACCGATTGAGGTATAAGTCATAATAATTGTCTCAGAGTTTGCTCTCGATAAACTTCCCGCGTGACTGGTCGCCGCGCTGGCGGTCGAGCTTGGCCCAACTCTCGGGCTGCATGGAGACGGAGCGCGTCACGGCTGTCCGGCCTTTAGCGTTTTTTGATTTCGCGCCTTTGGGGCGGCCTGCGCCTTTGCGCGGGCCGCCGTGGGTTGTTGTTTTTTTCATTTTCGGGCTGTCCATTCTCCGGTCTTTAGTAGGGATTCTTTCATCTCAATCAAACCAGCATCAGCCTCGAGAAGTTTTTCGATGGCGTCTTCTTTGTCTTTTGCTTCACTAGCCACCCATGATTTAGGCAAGCCACCACGGCGGGCATTGCAGTATCCCCATGAGTAACGGGTCTCGAAAATAAACCCGATTTGAACTCCGTCAGCAGAGACCTTAAATGTTGGGCAGTCTTTGTGCCTTGTTTGCGTGGTTGTGATTTTCATTTTTTCGAGCGGGTGGAGGTTTTGAGGTTGTGGGCGATGAGGATTTGTTCGGATTTTTGGAGCGCAAGGGCTAAGTCTTCAAGCGTGCTTTTCAGTTCTTTGCCGAGGATCACAAGGCAGGCTAGCGAATTGTAGAGGCTTCGGTCGTTGGTTTTCATTTTTGTCGTGTTGGTTGGTGGCGCGGGGATCGAACCCGCGCCGGGTGGGGTTAGATTGCAAATCCTTTTTCGCGGAGGATTCGAGCGGCTTGATGGATGTTCAAGAATCCCTCGTTCAGGTTGTCGATGAATGCCTCAAGGAGGAATCGTTTTTGGCTTTCTCCGACTTCGGTGGCTTCGTGAAGAGCGTTTAGTTTTTTGATCAGTGATTTGCGAGTCAGTGTTTTCATTTTTCGTTTTGGTTTTTTGTTTTCGTCGTTGGCGTGGTGCCTTCGATCTATGGACAAAATACACCCTCTTGATTTCTCGTCAACAATTTTTTTTCAAGAAAATGAAAATAATTTTGAAGGCTTGCGGAGCCGCATGAACACTAGCGCGGCGGGCGGGTCAGGTAAAAGGTTCGGAGAAAAGTTCGGGGAAAAGTTCGGGGATCATATCGGTGAACGCACCGAAATGATCAGGACATGCCGAAAATTTTCATGAGGTCATCCACGCCTTTTGAGTCGGTGACCGGCGCGTGTTCGTTCTCCTCTTCGCCTTCGTGGTAGGCGTAGTCCCATGTCTGGTCGAAGAGCTTGCGCAGGCCGCGCGTTGACAAAGTAACATTTCCATCGCGCTCGAAAGCGGGATTTTTTGCCACATAGATTTTCCAGAGTTGGGATTTTTTCATTTGAATTCGATGGCTCCTGCTTTGCGCAGTTGTTGCGCGCAGGCGTAGTTGAGGCGAACCGAGTCGGCGAAGTGGTCACCTGCCACCGATCGCCATTCTTTCCGGCCTTTTTTACTGACGATGATTTTTTGACCCATGAAGGCGGACAGGAATTCTTCGCCTGCGTCTTTCGGGAAAAATAGAAATGGGGATTTCCGCTTGGCGATTCGGTCGATGAAGAGCGAGACCTTCGACGCGAATTCGTTCACCGTGTAGAGTGGCATGGTGGGGTATTCCTTCAGCACGCTCTCGGAGATGCTGCCGAAGTTTGCGCCTGATCCTTTGGCCGGGAAAAAGAAATTCCCCGAGAGATAGCAGGCGCGGTAAACGGCGTTGGCGTTGAAGCCTGAGTCGAGCAGGCCGCCGATGGGCGTAACCTCCCTGCCTTCGGCGGTCTTGTATTTCTGCGACTGCGCGACTTCGAGCATGTCGTCGATGCCGGTGACGGTGCCGTAATCGATGACATAGGCGTCGCCATTTTCTGCAAAGGCCATCGTGGTCCAGTGCGATGTGTCTTGGCCAACATCCGCCGAGAGCGTGATAGCCACCGGCTCGATGGGGCAGGCTCCGCGAAGGTAGTCTTTGCGACAGGCGAGCACCTCGGCGCTGGTGGCTCCGGTGCCTTGCACGGTCCAGCGGCGGGCGTTGCGCTTTTGCACGAATTGTTTCATCGCCTCGGTGTCTCCGGCCTTACGGTCGAGATCGGCTTTCACCCACTCCACCGCCAGCGATCCCCACGGAATCCACCAGACGGCAGCGGCATCGTAGTGAAAGGCGATCCGCCCTGGCGCGCCGTGCGACTTTACGATGTAGCGCGAACCGGATGACAGAGCGCGGCGAATGCGCGGGTCGTCCATGTATTCGTGCGAGCATGTCGGGCAGACGAGCCGGGCGCTCTTGGCCACGCGATCCCAGAGCATCGCGCCATTGGCGTCGGTCTCGCGGTCGAAGGCTATGTTTTTGAAATCCCACGGATGCACTTCGCCGCATAAGCACTGCCAGGAGAATTCGCGCTTCTCGCACAGGTCTTCTGCGTCATGGAAATCGTCGCCCTCTTCGCCTCCTTGCGATACCAAGATGCGACGGGCGTTCCATCGGTCGTGAGTTCGGCGGCGGAATTCCTCGAGCATGCCGCGCTTCCAACGCCACACCTCATCGGCTATCGCCCAGCGGATGGATTTCTCCTGAAGGCTGGTGAGGTTTGCGCCGCCGATGAAGAGCGGCATGTGTGGAAAAAGAATCTCCGTCTTGCGCTTTTGATGCCGGTCTTTTGGGAAGAGCTTGGCGACCGAGGGTATCGCTTCGAGCATCGGCCCGAGGCGCGACTCGGCCCACTGCTTCGCTGTTTTGTCCGTCTGCCCGGTCACCAATGTCGGGCCGGGGTTCTCCGAGATGATCCATGCCAGCAGAGACTCGAAAAGCGTTGTCTTCCCACTGCCGACAGGTGCGCAGATAAGGATCTCGTCGTTCGTGTCTTTGGCGATCTCTTCGATTGGCTCGTTCATCCACTGCGCTGTCGTGGAATCGAATTGCGTATTTCGTGCCGAGTGCGGAACGACGACATGCCGAGACATCCATTGCACCGGACTGAGCCGTTCGCCGGGGTTCACCCCGAGCTTGAAGAATTCTGCGATCATTCGTCGGAAAGCGTTTTGAGAATCCGGTTTATTTCATCTTCAAGGATAGGCACCATCTGAGCCGCCGATAGCCCTTCGAGTCGCCCAGGCAATGCGCCCACCCATGAGAAGAGTTGAGCCTTCACGGCCATGCCGAGGCCGATCATTTCTTCCTCGACCTTCTCTTTTGCGATGTGCTTCCCCTTGGTGACCTCCAGCAGATACTCGATCCGGTCGCCCTCGAGCTTCAGCTTCCTGAGCCTCGCGGCCTTCATGTCCTCCACGGGCAGGCCGGTGGTCTCGGACTCGGCGGCAAGGTTGCGCGCCTGCCGTTTCGTGACAGCAAGCTCATCGGCAATGCGATCCGTTACAGGATTTCGCGGTCGGCCCTTGCCTCTCTTTGGGGTCTTCTTTGGTTTCATTATAGGGAAATGGGAATTTTATTGCTCACATAAAACTAACGAGCGACTGGCAAACTGCGATGGTCGAACCATTTCGGTAGGGTTCCCATGCCGCCCCCCTCATGTTGGCTCGGCGAGCTTGGCGTTGATGCGCTCCATGAGTAGGCGCGTCTGATCTTTGTGAAATTCATCAGCGAGCGCCCTCGCCCTGTCGCGCTCGCATTCCAGCTTTCGGCAAAACTCAAAGACTTCTTTGCAGTTCATCCCTTTGTGGAATGCCGCATCTGTTTCGGGTGTATCGCTCACGCGAGGAGTTGGCGGATCCGTGCCGCTGTCGTCTCCATAGGGGTGAGGAGTTCGAGGGCGCGCTCGAGCCTGGCCTTGTCCCACTTGCCAATGTCATCGGACATCTTGCGTTCCCAAAGTTGGAACTTTTGCGACAGCCCCTCGATGGTGACGATCGCCGTGGTTTTGTCCGCAGGATTGAGCGTGGGCTTTTCGGCAGGGAGGGACAGCCCGAGGTCCAACTCGAGTTGAAGTTCCGTGTCTGCCATGAACTCCGCGCCCCATCGCTTGGTCGCAAAGTCGCGGGATTGGGTGAGCCACTTGGACGCGGCGTTTTTGCAAACGAGGATGTCGCGGTGAATCGCCATCCACTCCTCGCGGGTGGCGTCTTGGTTAATCTTCACGCCGTTGAGCGAGAAGGTGCTTTGGTCGATTAGTGTTGTCATGTTGTTGTTATCTTTTGGCTGGCTCTATACCGCGCAATGGCCGCCGCCTTGGCTGCCGTGTGCGGGTCCGTGGCTTTCGCCCGGAAGGTTTCTCTGGAGGAATTCTTCTTGCGGAATTTCGTGCAGTCGAACGACTCGCGCTTGCCGCTGAGGACATCGCGCACGCCGACCGTGTAATGGCTCACGAGCGCCCTGGTGACGCCCAGCTCCCTCGCCACTTCGGCCTGGGACTTTTTCCCGTTGAGTTGGTCGAGCCCTGCCGCGAAAGCGATCGCGTTCGCCATGACCGGCAGGTTGTTGGTCTCGAGGAGAAGCCCGACGACTTTGCCGAGGGTCAACGCCTGCTGACGCACCTCGGCGGCTTGGAGCATGGCCATGACCTTGCGGGCCACGGCGGGCGTCGTGCCGAGTTCATCGGCGAGGATGTCTTCGGGTGAATCAATGTCGAGGTCGGGCATATAGGCGGGTTCGCCGTCTCGTGCGGTGAATGTGTTCATTGGAAGGCTCGGCGTTGGATTTTGTCGGCAGGGAGTCGAAGGGTTCGGCAGAGGGAGACGAACATCGGCGAGCGTATGAAATGGATGGCGCTGGCCTTGTGGAGTTCCCACTCGGCGTTTTTGTTTTTGTTCGCAAAATCCGTCTTGGCATCGACATCGAACACGGTCTGGCGAATGAAGGCGCACATGAGTTCGCGGCACCCTTTGTCGTCGTAGGTCATGGCCGTGCCGTCCTCCGGTTGAATTCGGCGATCAACAAAGCATCCGCTGTGGCGTGCGTGACCTTGAGCGTTGGGAAAAGCTCCTGCGCTCGGCGCTTGCTGACATTCTTGTCGCCCTTGGTCAAACACCCCATTGCCTTCTGCCACGCCTGCGGGCGGATTCGCTCGTAAGGCACCCGCAGCGCGGTCAGGACCGCCTGCAAGCGCCCATACCCCTCGCCGAAGGTGAAAGCGCTTTTAACGCCCATCTGCGGCGAGGAGTGGACCAACTCCAGCACCGCCCGAGGCTCCGCCAGCGAAATGGCATCGCCGATGAGGTCGATCAGGTCTCGGTCGGTCTCGGGCATTTTGTGCGCCCATGGGTCGCCGTTGGTTGGGATGAATGCGATACCGCCGGACAAGCCGGGGTCTATTCCTATGTATAGTTTCATGAGTCTTGTTGTTGGGTGAATTTGGCGATGGCGCCGTCCATCTGGACCGGCACCGCGTGGCCGCGCTCGCCGTCGCGGTTTTTGTCGAGTGAAATGAAAGATTCATCT